CGAAGACGAAGAAATCGGGGTCGGACTGCACCGCCGCCAGCCCCTTCCACCGATCCCGGCTGCGCCGGATATTGCCGGGGTTGCGGTTGCGGATGCCCCTGGGAAGCCGTCGCGCGACGGCTTCTCCAGCCCGCGGCGGCTTCTTCGCCGTCACGGCAGCGTCCCCGAATCGTTGCGCACGCCGAGCACCGCCGGCGGGCCGACCTGCGGCCCCACCGGCGGCGTCAGGATCGTCGCCGCGGCGAAGCGGCCGTCGCCGGTGGGCAGCAGCACCGTCGCCGGCTGGGATCGTCGAGCCAGCCGTTCGGAGTGGAAGTCAATCAGCAATTTCCCAATCAGTGGCCAGCAGGTCCGTCTGGGAACACAACCATGGAACGATAGTTCCGTCTGCTGTCTTCATGTCAACATGGGCATGATAGTTGATCGTTGTACCTTCTGGATATATCCCCAACAGAGGCGGTCTGTTGACCTGGAATGTGCTACCCGGCACAAGAAACAGAAACATGCCTTTTCCATTCCAGCCAGACCGGCGGACCCTCAAGCCGTTATGGAGTTGCTTTACCGCCCAACCAATGGTTTCCATGTCTCACTCCTCGACGATGAACTGCCGCGCGCCCGGCGTCCCCTTGATCTGGTCCATAATCTTGTTCACGTCGTTGACCGCGTTCTGGATCGCCGCCAGCAGGATGCCGGCGCGGGTTGCGTCGTCGATACCGGCCGCCAAGGCGTCCTGGGCGTCCGAAAGGCGGGCGTCCAGCGCGTCCACACCGTCGAGGGCCAGCTGGGCCTTGGCAGGGTCAGAGCACACCACGGCCGTTCCGCCGCAGGGCGGGAGCTGGGAATAGGCCACCGCCCCCATCTTGGCGAAGGTCAGCACGCCGCGGGCGAAGGTGACGGCCTGTTCGAGCTTGGCGCGGGCTGCCTCGGAATCCTCCGGGGCGACGCCGAACAGCTCGCAGCCGGACAGGGACAGGGCGAACAACGGGATGATGAGAAGGCGCTTCATGATGGTCTCCTATCGAATGAGTGAAATCTGCTTGGTCGCGCGCCACCGGCCGTAAATTCCGGTAAGGGCGGTCCAGACGGCCGCCCCGCCGTCAATCAACGGCGCGATATCCGCCTCGGTGATGCCGAGGCCCGGTTTCCACCAGTTCAGGCCCATCACGGCAAGGCCAATGATGGGGCCGACGATGCCGACCGATTTGATCGGTGATTTGGTATCGTTCATTGCATGATCCTTTCGACGTGGGTAAGCCAGCGCTTGCGATCTTCCCACCCGTTGAGCCCGCCGTTGATCTTGACGGTGATCTGCTTGTACTCGCCGCGGTCGGCAAGCTCGTTAAGGCCGGTGCTGGCCCAGAAGTCGCCGGAGATCGCGGCGCCGACCTCTGGCTCCAGGGCCTTGTCGGGGAAGTTCACCAGATCCAAATCGAGCCGCAGCCCAGATCGGCGGTAGTTGGCCTTGCCCGTCAGATGGGTTGGAGATCGCCCGCGGTACTTCCAGCCGTCGCCAGGCTCGTCATTGCCGAGCTTGTTCCGCGGCGAGCGGAATTCGTCCGCATAGACCCGATTGGCGAGCCGCTCCGGCTGCCGAACGAATTGCTTGGCGAACTCGATCTCCTCGGGGTCGATCACGCCGTCGGCGTCGAGGTCGAACGCGCGGCGGAAGATGCGGGCGATGCGCTCCGGCGAGCTGTAGGACAGGTTCTCCTCGAATGCCGTGAAGCCCATGCTTTCGTGCGCGAGCTGCGCCAGCCACATCCGGACACGGTTGCCGGGCGTGATCCGATAGACCTTCGCCGCCGCGTCGAGCGCCGGTGCCCAGCCTTCGGGATCGTGTGCCCGTGGCGCGATCTTGAGAAGGAGGTCCGGGGTGATCATCGGATTGTCCCATCTACGGTCAGTTGCCCCATGAGCCGATAGCCAAGGCCCCACTCGTTTTCGAGGGATAGCCCAAGCCCGTCGATCTTGTGCCGGAGCCGGCTGATATGAACATGAACGTTGCCATGGACCTTGCCGTCTTCCGTGGGCCGGTCGGCATCATGGGGCCACAGATTGGCCTCAAGCGTCTCGTAGGATACCACATGCCCATGGTGTTTCGCGAGAGTGGCGAGAAGGTTGGCCTCGGATTGCGTAAGATGCACTTCCCGGCCGTCTGCGAGCAACAGATGCTCGCCATACCTGAGGACTGTCATGGCTTCATCAGGAACGGCAGAAACTTCCCAAGCACCGCTCCCGCCGATCCGGCCACACCTGAAACCAATAAGATCGTCCGCCAGCCGCCCTTCGCCTGCATCATGACATCGCGGATGGCGCGCAGATCGTCCTTGATCTCGCTAAGGTCGGATTCCAGACGATCAAGGCGGGTGCCATGCACCGCAACATCCGCCTTCAATTCGTCACTCATCGTAACCTGCCAATCGTGTGATTTTCGTCACACTCTCGCCACACACATCTTGCATTTTCATTGTAGCCATTGTCCGATCTCCTTTCGGCCAGTGGTTAGGGTCGCCGAGCCGGTCACACGGCTCGACGGCTCGCATTAATACTCATCATAGACGCTGATGACGAACCGCCAGTTACCGGTCACGATGGCCGCAGCAGCGCCGGCACTGCCTTTGTTTTGAACACGAACAGCAACGGTGGTCGTGAGGATCGTAACATTGGTGCTGTCCAAGGCGATGCCGACGCCAGCCCCCACGCCAGCGACATCGGAAGCATGGCCGCCAAATGTCGCTTCATCGCCGACAGAATACCCAAGCTCCGCCGTCTTGTTGCGGAGGACCAACCGCCACCTTGGGGGTAGCACGCCAAGGCCGTGGGCGTTTGCCGAGACGGTGCTTGTCGCCACAGTAATCTCGGCCGATGTGAAAGAATACCGCCCTCGTTCCGTCTTCCAAGCCGACCCGGTGCAGACTAGCGTGACGCGATCACCGGGGCGCAACAATCTGGTCGCCTGTCCGTCCAGTGTCTCCGCACTGTTCGGGTCAATTGTCACATCTCCTGACGCGGCGCTGTTGATCAGCGTGACACGGAACCCGGCCCCGAGAGTCGCAGCAGCGCCAAGCAAAGCGGAGACGCTGGCGGTCGTAAAATCGATGGTTCGGTTGTTGTCGCCCGCCGCGACGTTGTAATTCGCAGATGCCGTGACATAGAGGGTTGCGGTCGGTGCCACAGCCGCACGCAGGTAGGAAGTACAGCGCCAGTTACCACTATCGGCTTCGCTGACAAATCTCGCTACATCGCCGGCTGCCGTCGTGATATTTGCGGCACCAGGCAGGATCAAGGACGTGGCATTGTGTGTCAGTGTCGGGGCGGCATCGAATTCGAGTTCGATGTCCCATCCCGTCGGCCGCGCCTCGATAGCCGTGATCGTCGTCGTGCCGGTGACGTGGAAGTAGTGGCCGTCCTCGCCGAGGTTGAGCGTGCCGGCGCTGGCGATATCCGCACCCTTCCCGCGACCGTCGCGCCCGACCGTATAGAGCTTCGACGTACCGTCCGGCTGAACGAAGATGCCTTGACCCGGCGCCAGTTTGACCGAGGTCTGGCCAGCGTCGAACGTGTCGGAACTGGACCGCGCCACCGTGACGATGCCGGCGCCAGCGTTGACGATGCCGCACCGGAAACTGCTGCCCAGCGTCGCGGCGGCCGTGATGGTGATCGTCGCCGAGGCCGTGACCGGGATCAGTTTCCCGTTGTCGCTGCTGATGACGGTGTAGTTGCCTGACTTGACGGATATCGAGGAGAACAGCGGATTGGCCGAGCCGCCATGCACCGGGTCTGCGGTCCACACAGTCACATCGGCTGAGGTTTTCAGCACGACCTTGTAGTCGGCGGATTGCAAGAAGATGTCTCCGAACCGTCCTGCACTGTCCGCCACCACCGGATTTGCGTTCGCCACCGACAGCGCGTTGTCGCTGTAGGTGTCCAGCGGCGTACTGGTGCCGGAGACGAAGAATTCCAGCTTGGCCCCGGACAGCGGATCGCCGTTGCTGTCGAACACCTGTTGACGGGGGATAGTGAACCGTTCGGCCATGTGCTATGCTCCGGTCATGATCGAGTTACGCCGAAATTGGCGCGGGACTTGGCGGCTGCCGCGCCGCGCCATCATCAGCCACATCGCCTTCGGAATCATCATCGCGCTCCTGGTCTCGCCTGTCCTTGAGTTGTTATCAGGCCGGTCGCCATCCCCACAGGAACGGCTGTGGATGGCAATTGAGTCACTGGGACCCCCGTCGCAAATCGGGATGCCCGGACCGCGTTGATTCCGCCCAGCAGCGTCATCAGCCCCGGCGTGTTCGTCATCCACGTCATGACCCGCGGCCCGAGCATCTGCATGACGGACTGCCCGAGCATCGATGCCGCCGCAGTGGTGTTGCTGAAATTCTGGCCGCCCCTGACTGGATTGGTCGCACGAGCAGCAACGTTGGCGAATTGAGAGATCAGACGCCTCTCGCCCTCGTTGAACAGGATACGCATCAGCGGGGCGTTGTCCGTCAAGGCATCGGCCCATGCCTTGGAGAAGTTCGCCCCGGAGAACTGCCTGGTGCCGCCTTCCATGGCCCCCTCGCCGGCCCGCGCAAAGCGCAGGAACGCTTCCTGTCTGAGAGCGTTCCACGCATCATCGGGAAGCATCCCGCGCATCCGCATGAGATCGCGGGCAAGGTTTGGCTTCTTCAACCATCCCGTATTCGAGGCACCGAAGATGTAGTTGGCGGCATCCTCAGGGGCCACTTTCAGGGCCATTTCACCCCCGCGCGGCGATTGCGTCGTCAACGCCTCGATGAGGTCTCCGGTCTGGAACTGCTGTCCTAGTTCGCGCCGCGCCGCAATCGCCCCTTGCCATGCCCGCACCGCAGCCTCATCGCCCTGAAACAGCGCATCGTCAATCGACTGTTCGATGAAGTCATCTACCTGAGTGATCATGTTGCGGATTGCGCCGCGTTCGGTGGCGTCTGCCGCCTTCCAAGTCGCATTGGCCCGCGCCCGCCAGTCGAAGATGGCTTTGACCAGCACGTTGGCGTTGCCCTGACTTTGGACGTTCCCGACGCCGCCGCGAGCTGCGTTCGTGAGCCGCCCGAAGTCAGCCAGCACCGCTTCGGCCTTGGGGATCGTCCCTGCCGTGTAATTCATGGCCAAGGACTGCGACAGCCGCGCGCCGATGTCATCCACGGCGTCGGCTGCGAACCCGCCACCAGGGGCGGCCCGCGCCGCCTGATAGCCTTGCGAAACGGCCTCTTCCAAGCCCTCCCGCTGTCCGACCAGGGCCGCTTGGGCCGCCGCGCCGCCAGCGCCCTTTTCAATCAACCCGCCTCCGAGTTGCCCCTGAATTGCCGGCAGATTGCCGCGAATAGCCTGCTGCTGCTGCTGCTGCGCGGCCTGCATGATCGTCGAGGCCGGCTGCCCGAGGGCACCCTTCATCATCAGGTCCTCGGTCATCTGCTGGCCGGGTCGCAGAGTGACTTGCCCTTGCGTCAGTTGCACCGGGACCGGCAATGTCGCCGCTTCCGCCACGCGCCCGACCTGTGCCGGGTCCGTCGCCGCCCGAGCCTGTCGGGCGAACTCCCGAATTGCATCATCTGACATCTGCGAAGCATCGAAGCCGGCCTGCTGAAGCATCCAACGCCCGGCTTCCGTGAGTTGCTGGCGGTTCGGATCGAACAGCTCCGCCCGACTGACGACGGCACGCCAAGCCCGCTGCACATAGGGTCCCAGTCCGGCGAATAGCCCGCTCAGACCGCCGCCGAGCACGGCACCGACCCCGGCGCCCATGGCGGCATTGCCGAGCCTGTTTTCAAGCCCGCCCTCGCCCGTCCCGAAGCCAGAGAGGCCGCCGTAAAGCGCGCCCTGCCCAGCGCCGCGGGCAATAGCCCCAGGGATGGTCGCCGGTAGCGATGTTCCACCTGTTGCAATCGCTGTCCCGATGCCGCCGGCCACGTTCGCGGCAAGAGCCGACTTCGGATACAATTCGGCGAATGCTTTGTCGCGACCGCGATGATAGTTGAGGCGCTGTTCATAAGCCTGCCCCAGATTGTTGTCGGTGGTCAGAGCGTTGAAAGGCGCGTCGAGACCGGCCGCGATCTCATCTGCGAATCCGAACGTAATGCCGCCGGCCGCCTGCCGGATCAGGTTGTCGGCGAATGCCAGGGGTCCAGTTCCTGCCTTGCCACGGTTGATGTGTTCGATCACCTGCTCATCCGTGAAGCCGGCGGCCTTGAAGTAGTCGGACAGGTCTTGAGGCTGCGCGCCCTTGGCCGCCATCTTCCGGGCATTTTCGACAGCCTGATTGATGTCGGTCATTGGATGCCCCACCGCTGAAGAATCTGGTTTGCCCTATTGGGGTCAGGACCTCCCGGCTGCGCGACAGGCGCATCCGGCACGCCGCCCTCGATGATGACGTTGCGCGGATCAATGCCGTTCTGCTGGGCAAGAGCGGTGTACTGGTCTTTCAGCGTGGCATACTGCCGTTCATACACGTTGAAAATGTGCTTCGCCTGCTGAGAGAAATCGGCCCGTGCCGCATCCGGCAACCGTTCTCCGGTCACGGCTTTGTTGTAGAGGTTGAGGATGTATGCGGGCACCCCTTGCGCCTGTTCCGCCGTCGCAAATTCACCCTCTCGCACCGTTGAGCCGGGGTCGATCAACTTCATGAATCCGAAGATCAAGGAGATGTCGCCGGCCGCGCTTGGATTGTTTACCGATGCGGCAATCTTCTGGTATGCGGCGGCGGTGTCCCGATAGTCCTTGGTCAGCTTTGTGAACTCTCCGCGGAGCGTGTTCGCCTGTTCGACCGGGTTGGTCTGCGCCGCCTGCTTCGGCGTCTGGAACTGCGCGAAGTCGAAGCCCTGCTGCCCGCCGGCAAGAGGCCCAAGCTCGGCAACATAATCGCGCGTTTCCTGCGGCAATGCCTTGCCAGCCGCGATGTTGCCGGGGCCGAAGTTGTAGGCCGCCAGCGCCGCATTCCATGAGCCGAACCTGTCGAACTGCTGCTTGAGATACTGCGCCGCACCATAGATCGCTTCTTGCGGATCGCGCGGGTCGATGCCCATCTCCGCAGCCGTTGCCGGCATGAACTGAGCGATACCGATGGCCCCGGCTGGACTGACGGCGTTCGGATCGAAGTTGCTTTCCTGCTGAAGCAGGCCACGTAGCAGATCGGGCGGCACCCCGAATTCGGCCGCAGCCCTCTGGATCGTCGGTTCATAAGCCGCCGGGGCCAAGGGCTGGGCCGTGGTGGGCGCTACGCCCTGAGCCTGCCCTCCTTGACCGCCGCCGATCTCAGCCAGCGTGTAGAAGCCGCCACCGGGCTTGGAGAGGTTGGTCTGGCCCGTCGCCTCGTTGTACTTGTAATTCACCCCGCCGGGGCCGATGGCATCAAGCCACTTCGCTTCCGCCGTCTTCGGCACTGCGGCAATCGGCCGCCCCTGCGCATCGAAGCGAACTTGACCCTCGCTGAGGCTGAAACCCTCCTGCTGCTTCAGCATCTCATCAATCGACCGAGCCTCGTTGATGTGCTGGTCGATGACGAACGGCGAATACGGCTCCGTCAGGGCTTCCGGAAACTGTGCCTGCGCCTGCTGGTAGGCAATGGCCTGCTGATCGGGCGGCAACGACTTGATGGTGATCATGGCGCGCGCGACGCCATCCGTCATGGCCTTGACCTTCGCGCGCTGGTTCTCGTCCATCGCCGCAAAGGCTTGCCCATATTGCGACGCCAAGGCCGGGTCGATCCGGAGCGCGCTGGACATGAACTTGTCCCGCCCCATGGACGTGTCGAAGTCGGCGCCTTGCGCAAGGTTGCGGAAATCGGCCAGCGTCCGGCGCTGGCGCGCCATGTCGCCGAGCTGTAGCCCGCGCTCAATGGAGCCGGCTACGTCGACTGGTTCTACATGGAAGGGATTATGGGGCATGTCTCACCTAGTTCGGGCGATAGTAGTAGGCCGCAAGTGCGTTGTTGATCCCCCCGGTCAGGGAGTTGCCCAGATTGGCATAGCCGGTCCCCCGGAGATACCCGGCATCCGCAATCCTGTTGCCGTACCCCTGCGCTGCAGAGGCTCCGAGCTGCGCCGTGTTCTGAGTCGCCGTCTGGCCGAAGCCGGCGAGGTTGTAGAGCTGGTTGAGATAGTTCCCGTACTCCTCGCTCGCCATGCCCTGCCCGTAGTCGTTGAGCGCCTTCAAGGTCTGCCCCGAATTCAGCGCGCCCCGCGCCGCAGCACTTCGATCTATGGCTTTCGTGCCCTGGTCCAGTCGGAACTGATAGCCGGGTGAGGCGTAGAACTTGGAGAAGTCGCCGTTGAGGATGAGGTCGCGGAGACTGCCGAGCGACTGAACACCGACCTCCCGATACGGCGCGAAGTCGGCGCGCGAGTCCAGATACTGCTGCCATTCCAGCTTGCCGGCCTTCTTCGCCGCGTTGGCCGCCTGCTGTGAGCCGAGATAGCCAAGCGCGGCACCGCCAAGCGAGCCGACGATTCCGCCGATTGCATCGAACAGTCCCATGTCAGGTCTCCATCAATCCGACGTTCCGGAGCTTCGCCAGAAGCTCGTTGACCGCCGCTTTCGTTTCATTGGCCAAGTTAATGACCGAGGTCAAGTCGGTGGCGTTTGCCGATGCAATGTCTGCTACAGACTGCACGGTCCGGTCATCGATGTACTTCTGAAGCTCCGTCAGGTAGCGCGTGAACTCGCGGGGCAGCTCTTCGACGACGCCGCGCGGGATTTGCGGGGCCGGCATTAGACGTATCCGCCTTCCATATCCGCATAGGCCCCATGGATTGCCACGAACACGGGATCACTCACGGTGACGCGGATGTTGCGCTGCCGGAACTGCCCGAGCCTGCGCCAATGCGCCCGCGTCCGATAGGTGCCGATGCGACCGAGAGTGGTCCACTTCTCATTCGACCAGGTTTTCCCGCCGTCATCGCTGAATTCCAGCATGGCCTGCGGGTCTTCACCCTGGCCGTCCGTGATGCCGACACCGGTTTCGAAATCGACCTCGAAGCGGCTCATCGTCGCCCGCGTCGTCTCAGCCCACAGTGAAGCGGATACGGCCTGCCGGCGCACTGTGACGCCATCGTCCGTCCTGACGCTGCGGTCAATCACATAGAGCTTGCCGGACGTGAAACTTCCGGTGACGTGCCGGTCATAGACCTGTTCGTAGCCGATGACCGCCCAATCGTTCCGCTGGAACGTCTGCCGTTCGTGCCACAGCGTCGTTGCGGCGTCATAGACGATGGTGGCTTGATGAGGGAAGGTCAGCACATAGAAGGCGTGACCTTTGTCCGTATAAGAGAAGGCGCGGGCGTCCGCCTTGTTCGGCATCGTCGAGATCAGTTGCTCGATCGCATGGGTGCTGACCCGAACCGGAGTATACCCGTTCGCCCGGTACACGATCCCGTCATCGCCGAGCCAGAAGATGCTGTTGTCCATCGCGGCGACCGACCGTGCCGCACCGCAACCCCTGGTTATGATGGCGCCGGATACCCGCTGAAACGGAAACGTCGCATCGCCGGAGTTGTAGAAAATCTCGGTCGTCTTTTCGCCGAACAGCCACAACTCCCTATGATCCGCGAACACACGAACCGTCGTATCAGGATCGGCTTCCGCCGACGCGAAGTCCAGCGCATCCCACTGCGTTCCGTCGTTGATTGCGGAGATATTGAACTGGTCGGTTCCGGGCAGCCCGACGATGAAGTAGCCATCGATGAAACAGCCGCTACGCGCGCCCGGAAAGTCGGGATCGGAGATCAGGGCAATCGTCGTGTTCGTCGCGATGTAGGCTTGGTCGTTGGCCGTGATGATGAGGATCTGCGTCCCGTTCGTCTCCATGTAGACCGGGCCGTCGCCCTGCACCGATCCGATAGACTGCGCGTTGGCGGCGGCATCCACACGATAGAACGTGTTGCCGGCGACGACATAGAGCAGCCCGCCCATCTGCTTGAGGCCGCGGATCGTTGACGGATCGATGGCGGAGCCGAAGGCCGTCAGGCCAGGGGTCGGGAACAAGCTGACCGGCGTCTTCTCGTTTTCCGGCGCTTCCTCGGCATAGAGGTTCAGCACGCGCTGAACGCTCAATTCAGACGACTGCGACGGGTAGCCGCCTTCTGCCTTGCCGTAGGTGATGGCGAACGGGACGCGCATCAGATTCCGCCTGCAATCCTTCCATCGCTGCCAACCGCCAGTCCGCCGACAGAACGACCGCCGGCGACCGAACGATTGCCGGTGCCGCCGCCCATATCCCGACCTGAGCGCGGATCGAACCGCCCGCCCCGGCCGCCGAAACTGCTCCGATTGCCGCGCATCCGCGCCCCTGTCGCAGCATCGACCCATCCGCCGGACACCACGTTTTCGATGCGATCCGGCACATTGCGGCCAGCGAGGCGGTCGCCGATGCGTTCTGACGGTCCCGCCAGTGCACGGTTCATAGCATCCAGGTACTCCTGAAGCGTCCGCGGCGTGCCCTGAATCTTCCGATAGCCGGGGATCGTCTGGATTCCAGGCATCCCCGGGATCGGGTTGCCCGACAACTCCGCAATGCTGCCGATGCCCATGCTGATGGGGTCTTGAATCAATCCGGCGGCGTTCTGTAGGGCCGCCAGCAACCCTTCGCCCGTCAGTGGCGCCGCCCCGCGGCGGGCCATGTCCGTATAGCGGTCGCTCTCCCCCAAGATGTTTCCACCGCCATAGCCGCCGCCCTCGGAACGGCCGCGGTCATCCCCCATTCCAAGCCCGGAAGCGCCATAGCCGCCTGGCCGGGAGATGGCCTCAACGGCCGGCATGGTCGGCGTGGGGCGGCCCTGGATAGGCGCTCCAATGCTGGTAGCTCCGCCGCCGGACAGCGCCGGGAGCTGCTGAGAACGCATCCCCTGCGTCCCGGCACCGCCCTGCATGGCCTGTGCCGCCCGCTGTCGGCCGGCGGACAGGCGGCCGTATAGCCAAGGGATGTCCGCCAACGTAGCTTGGCCGGAGAGTGGGAAGAGTCGCTGTTCCAACGTGGCCATTTCAGGTTCCTCTGGTGATGTCGAAATCGTGCTCGCCGACGCGATCTTGAATGCCGCGATCAAACACAGCGTCAGGAACTTCATGATAGATGCCCTGCAAGAGCGTGCGGGTGCGTTCCGCGATGACGGCGATGGCCGGGTCGACTTCCTTGCCGAACTCCGGCGCCAGCTCCAGCGCCAGCATACACTCAAGCCCCCGGATGTATTCCGGAAGCATGGGGATGTCATCGTCGAGGGCAAGCGTTCGCCAGTCCAGATTGATGCCGTCGATCTTCAGCCCGGCCATCAGGTTGTTAAACCGCTCCAGGGCGTCCGTCGCCTCTTCCGAGGTCGGCACCTCCCCGGCTGCCGTGATCTGAAGCCGCTTCATGGCCGCGTAGATGGACTGCCGCATGGTGGTCATCGCGAACCTCGTTCGTCGATCATCAGTCGATATCCTCCGTCACGATAGTATCGCCCCAGAACGGCCGGTACGTGACGCCGCCGACCGTCAGCTTGCATTCATGCACATAGGTTCCGGCCGCGAGCGCATCGGCCTGTGCCGCCGTCACGGCGATGGTGATCAAGCCCTGTGCGGGCGTCGTCAAGGTGATCCCGGAACCGACGGACAGGCTGAGATCGGCCGTTGCATCGGCTTCCTTCGCCAGCTTCCAAGTCGCCGTTGCCCCGGTCACGTTGATCTTCGTTCCGGCGCTGTCACGAACCGTTACAGTCCGTGAGTAGGTGACGCCCTGAACAATTTCGATGTTTTCTCTCATAGTGAAGGGGCGGGTTGCCCCGCCCCTCTCCTTGTTACGGCTGGACCACGTTGGCAACCGATGCCTCCGGTCGGAACCAAAACAGCGTGTAGGTTTCCGAGGCCGGATTGACGGCGCCAGCGGTGGCGTTGACCCATTGCAGGGCCAGCGTGTCGGCGGCGGACACCCGCGCGCCGACGATGCCGACCCCGACAGTGAGAGTGGGCTTCTGGACCACCACGATATCGCCAACCTTCAGGCCCGGAACGGTGACGGTATCCTGTGCCGTCGTGGCCGCTCCAATCGAAGCCGGATCGTAGGTGAACGTCGTGACGCCCCAGTTGTCCGTGAATGGACGTGCCGCCATGTCAGCCTCCGCCTAGTTGTTGGCGAAGCGACAGGCGAGCGCCGCGCGGATCGTCTTGTACCCGTACAGGACATCGAAGCGACCGGGGAACTGGTCATTCGAGATCGTGTACTGGCGGACGAACCGCATGGAGATGCCCTCGAACACCTGCCGGCTGGCCATGTCGACGCCAGAGGGCATGACCAGATCGGCCGTCGCGAACGTGAAGGCGTCCGGATGGTAGAGCATGGAAATGCCGTGGTTGGTCGACGCGGTGCCGGCAAACGTGATCGCCGCATTGTCAGCCGGAGACCCGGACACGTTCTGAAGCGCGCCGGAAGTCACGATGCTCGGCGAGATCGGGAACGAGGTCGTGGTGGCGCCGGAGCCGACCACGAACTGTTGCAGGATGCCCGTCGACACCTTCGTCTCCGGATGCACCTTGAACACGCCGGCGATGGTGAAGATGTCACCCTGCGCCGGAGCGTTCGCGCCGGTGTCCACCGTGAGGGTGGCGCCGGTCTGAGGTGCGCCGTTGACGAGGTAGGCGCCGTTGGCCGCGGAACGCGGATGGGATGCCCAGAGGGTGTTTTCGTAGAAGTCGAACCCTCCGGTACGACCCATCGAACCTTCGCGGTACTGCTGCTTGACCGCAGTCGAATCGTGGAACAACCCCTTCAGAGCGTCCACGAGGTCAACCTGGTCCTGCGTGTTCAGGTTGGCCACGCGATCCTCGTAGGGCGTCAGGGCGTCCGTAAGAATCTTGCGGCCCGCCAGCAGCTTGGACATCGTCGCCGCGGCGCCGGTGTTGTTCACCTGCTGGTAGACATCCTTGTACATGTTCATGGCGTCGGCCTCGATATTGGCCGCCAGGACCGCCATGGCAGGCTTCAGGATGCGCTTGGAGAAATCGTCCAGGCTCATCGTGAGTTCGACCGAGCTGAACGTCACGTCGACGCCCTTCTGAGTCGTCACGTTGAGCGTGGTCGACTGCTCCGTGACATCCTGTGCGCTCAGCGATGCGCCGCTCCGGATCGTGTACTGGTTCGGAAGGCGAATGCGCAGAGCGGTGCCGATCTTCGCGCCCTGGTTGGCGAACGAGTCGTCGTACTGGCGGTTGATCGTGCCGATGAAGTTCAGTTTCTGATGGAGGATACGCAGGGCTTCCCGCGTGATCATGTCCACCGTCAAGATAGTGTTGGCCATTCAAGTTTCCTTCTGGCCCGGCCTCTCGCCGGGCACTGGGACTAGCGCGTCTCGCGACGGGCCTTTCGGTTGCGTTACCCGCTGGCCTCCCGAACCTGCTTGTTGCGCCGCTTCATCCACTCATCGATGGTCAGCTTGGGGTCTTCGATGGACCCAGGCGGAACCGTGGTGGTCTTGACGACGCGGGCAGGCGGAGGGGCGGAGGTGACTTTCTGGGTCGGCGTCTTGGCCAGGTTGGCCTCGATACGTCCGATCTCCCTTGCTGCGGCCCATGGCGACATGCGCGCGATACGTTGGGCTTCCTCGGGATTCTGACCAAGGTGATAGGCGATGTCCGCGATGACATCGGATTCGGCCATGGCGTGAAACATGGCCTCCGAGATCGGTACATCGGCACGAAAGGCCACTTCCTCGAAGTCGTCGTACTTCTCGACGCCCTTCATGAGACGGTCGCGCGCTGCTTCGGCCGTTTCGGCCAACTGCATCCGCTGCCGTTCCTCGGAACGCTGCCGTTCGTGCTGCGCAAGCTCCTGCTTGACCCGCCATGCGGCGCGGTCCTCCAGGAACTTCGCATAGTCCTTGTAGTCGGATTCCTTCGGTTCGCCGTCTGATGCGGTCTGCTGTTGCTGAGGCTGGCCACGCATGGCCATCTCGCGCCAGTATTCCGCGTCGCGCTGCGCATCACGCCAATTCCGCGTGAGTTCGTCCAAACGTTTCTGGACGCCGCGAGCCTGCTTCCGATTCTGCTTGTCAAGCTCCTTGGCTTGCTTCTCTTCCTCGGTCAGCTCGGGTTCCGCAGTGGTCTGGGCACTGTCGGTCTGCTGAGCCCCCGGTGTCTCAGCGGTCTGTTCGGGCGTCGGCGCAGGCTGTCCCTGCGGAGCTTCTTGATCCACGTCGCAACCTCATGGGTTGAAGGCCCGGTTCCGCCGGGCGCGGTCGGCATGACCAAGTGGTCGCCGGCTTAGGCGGAGAATACTCCGACCAAAGATGCGGTTGTGCCCGTCGCGTTGATGCGGATAGGGCTGAGATCGATCGATTGACCGGCCGTGATGCTGGTGAAGGTAACGGCGGTTCCGGCATCGTTGACGATGACGGCGTTCCCACCGACGGAACACACCATCCGAACAGGCGGCGTCACCAGATTCACGGTGTCGCTGGTCGGCAGAAGGGAAAATCGGGTCGCGGCCATTCGGGCCTCCTACAGTTGAGCCATGATCAGGATCATCGCATCGTCATCGGCCCGCAGCATGGACTGATAAACCGCCACGGCCTCGGCGATGATCGCTTCAATCCGAAGCCGCTGCGTGTCGGCTTCCAAGTCCGCAAGCCGCTCCAGCAGCTCCCGCTGCGCCGCGGCGTCCTCGGCAATTGCCCGCGCCGCATATTCATTCTCCGCGGCGACGATATTGCCGATGATGCGCGCATATTCGTCTGCGTCGGCGGCCTCAAGTACACGGCCATCGGACAACGTGATGTATTTCGGCCATGCTTCCCGCGGAACGTCCCGAAGTGTGCGGACGGTCGGGATGCGACCGGATTCCCAGCCGCCCGTATTCTGGACCGGCGGAATGACCGGCCCGCCGCCGCCCGCACTCGGCTGCCACCACCAGATCAGGCCGCCGGCAAGAGCCAATTACAGCCCCCACGCCGCTAGGATCGCGCCGGCCATCACAACCTCACGGATTGATCAACACTGTCGTGCATTTGATCTGTGTCATATTAATACTCACCTGAACGTCGTGAAGTTGAAGTCGGTCAAGATGTAGTCAAGATCGAGGGTGCGTGCCGTGGTGCCGACGCTCTTCAGGAACATAGTGCCGGCGCCGAGCGCTCGCGCCGTGCCGGTTGGAATGTTCGTCGTGTGCGCCGTGCAGATCGACGTGCCGTCCACGAAGAAGCCCACCGACGTGCCAGCCGCGTCGACCTCGATACGGATCGTGTGCCAGGCCGCCGCCGTGACAGCTGTGGCGCTCGTCGTGAACGTGCGCGTGCTGTTGCTCGCGGTGACACATTGCCAGTTCGCCGACGCCGCGCTGCCCGTACTGACACCGCCCTCGTCGTAGAGGATGTAAGCGCCATCAACTTGATTCGCCGCCGTCAGGCTGTCGCGCAGCCCGATGACAAGCTGGTAACGCTCAGCCGACGTTGAAAGCGTCGTGATGTTGACGCCGGCCTCGTAGACGACCGTACCGGAACCGAGCGCGAGGCTTGTTATCCCTACACAGTCCAGCGATGCGCGGCCGGTCGCCGTCGTGCCGGTGGTCGAGCGAACGATTGTCGGATGGTTGGCGCTGTCGATCGCCTGCGTCGTCGTCGCAGCGCCGGTGCCCGTGTTGCTCTCGACGCAGGCCATGCCGCCTGCGGCTGTGGCGCTCGTCTCCGTGTCGAGTTCGGTGTAGAACCGAAAACCCTTGCGGCTGTTCGCGTGGGTCTTGAGTGGCACAAGCTGGAGGTTCGTCCCGTCCGACAGAACGATGAAACTCTCGTCGTTCTCGACCGGATATGTCGTTTTGCCAGCGATAGTTTCGGAAGCATTCCCATCGAGGGTGACGATGCCCGTGCCCTCGTTCGAGACGTACTGCCACCAGCCGGCTCCAAGCGTCGCTGCCGCCGTGTAGGTGAGCGTGAAGCTGCCGCTCGTTGCCACCAAGCTCTTGGCGCGATCAGCCTCGACGACCGTGTAATTCGCCGTCTTTTCCAGCCGCGTCGCGCCGCCAACCTGACAGGCCGTCCACTTCTCGTTGGCGCTGGAGAACGCCGCCGGGAACTCAGCCGAGCACTCGTAGCTGGTCGTCGCCGACAGCGCGCTGATCTTGGTGTCCGCCGCCTGCGCCTCGATCGGCCCGGCGTCGCGCTCGGCGCGGAACAGGCCGTCGATGCTGACATACTCCGGCGCGACGACAGCCGCCGTGATGATCAGCGCCCACAGACCGAACAGAATGGCGGCAAGTCTCTTCATTCGTCTACTCCAACAAGATCGCGTCCGTTGTCGCGACGATGCTGCGCTTCAGCGTCGCGGCGCCGATAGCCCAGCCATCCGTGCCGCCGTTCGTCCAACTCATCGTCACCGTCGCGGCGCCGGCTTCGTGCGAGGACGCGCCCCAGACATCGCCGTTGCCGCTGTTGTCGCCGTTCCAGCGCTGCGTCTGTCCGGCGCCCACCGTCGGCGCCCCTCGATCGACCGCGACAACATCGACGACAACCTCGTTCGTCGCGCTCGTTACGTTGACGCTGGGGTTGCCGCTGCTCGCGTTCGCGCTGGCGAAGCTTGCGGTCGGCGTCGTCTGATCGACGCCCGTGAAGGTGATAACGCCGCAGCGCGGGCCTTGCAGCGTGCCCGTCATCGTGAAGGTCACGGTCGCCGATGACGTGGAAGGTGCCACGAACGAGTAGAGCGCCATCTTCGTGTTGTTGCCGCTGTCGGTCGCCGTGCCGACCAGCGTCATTCCGGTGCCGCCGTAGGTCGCGGTGCTGACCGAGCCGGTCCCGCGCCAAGCAGCGCCGGCGATGGCGACGCGATCCGTTCCGGTCGCGGTGTGAGAGAAGGTGCAAGGTCCGGAACTTGTTGTGCTGCTTGTCGTCGTCGCGTCGAAGGCGATGGTGGACGCCGTGCCCTCTAGCAGGAACTTCGACGAGCCGTCTTCCTGGACGAGATAAGACGCGCTCGGCGCGGCATCGGACCCGGCGCCGACGCCGAGCAGCGTCAGATCTTCCGGCGTGCCCGCCGCC